CATGCCTGACTGGCGCAGGGTACTAAATGAATTACAACGATATTCAGTTTCAGGTACTATTGATACAGGTATATTGGTTACCCTATCTGATATATCAGTTAATGAATTAATGAGTTCACTTAAACGTAAAGACTTTAAGAAGATGCGTCAATGGGTTGCAGATAACATTGACACTGAACCAGCTGCTGTATTTCGTAAGATATATGATAATATGGGAGAACATGTTGAACCAACATCTATTCCACAGCTAGTACTCATTCTTGCGGACTATCAGTATAAGAATGCATTTGTTGCTGACCACGAACTAAACCTCGTGGCATGTTGCACAGAAATTATGGCTGGAGTGAAATTTAAATGAGCAACCCATTTGATTATGTGAACAGTATTAATATCTCAAAGAAAGATATAATGCACGACGATATATCAGAAAAAAGTTATCCTGGATTCATGGTTAATAGAGCATTATCATACTTTACTGATACGGTTCTATTTGCCAATGAGATGAATATTAACCACCATATAGACAATAAGCTTCAATATCATTTTCTTATAAATATAATTAAGAAGAAGAAAAGGTTTTCAAAGTGGCTCAAACCACAAGAGGTTGAAAACCTAGAGCTCATTAAAGAATATTATGGATATAGCAATGAAAAGGCTAAATCCGTTTTACCATTATTTAATGATGAAAATATTGAAACATTGAAACAAAGGATTTATAAAGGTGGAAAACGAAAATATTGAAATCAAGAATTGGGTACCGGCTGATATGCTGGAAATTACCCTCAACGAACCAGACGACTTTTTAAAGATAAGAGAAACATTAACTCGTATTGGAGTCGCATCACGTAAAGATCAAAAACTGTATCAGTCTTGTCATATCCTACATAAACAGGGCCGATACTTTATTGTTCATTTTAAAGAACTGTTTTTGTTAGATGGGAAACCTTCTAACTTAATCGAGAATGACCTACAACGTAGGAACACAATTGCCACGTTATTGCAAGATTGGGGATTAGTAACAATCATCAATCCAGCAACGGCAACAAGTTTGGCACCATTGCGCCAAATAAAGGTCATTCCGTACAAAGAGAAAGCGCAATGGGAACTGTGTCCGAAATACAATATAGGAAACAGTAATGGAGAAAAAACTTAAAAAAGCATGGAAGAGATTTCATAAATTTATGAAGTCTGGCAGAATACATAAAATCTGTAACAAATGTTTAAACTAACAACGAAAGTTGTATAAATAAAAGTGGATGCCAGATAATTGGGTCCACTTTTTAACCTTGCTAAATATAGGAGGAAGCTATGGTAAGAAATACTATGAACGTGCCGCGTTCACTCTTTATCGGGTTCGAGCCGATACTTAACGAACTTGAAAGAATCCACACAGCTGGTAGAATTCAAGACAACTATCCACCTCACAACGTAGTTAAGGTCGATGATGAAAATTTTATCATTGAACTGGCCGTTGCAGGATTTTCACAGGATGACATTCTTGTGGAAGTCAAAGATGGTATTCTGTTAATTAAGGCAGAGAAGTCTGAGAAGGATGAACGTGAATATGCACATAAAGGTATATCGTCCCGCAAGTTTGAGAAGTCCTTCCGACTCTCAGAATTTGTCGTAATAGACGGTGCCGATCTTGTGGATGGAATACTCGTAGTGAATGCTAGAGTAGAAGTCCCAGAAGAGAGGCGTCCTAGGAAGATCGAAATAGGGTCTGCTGGGGCATCAAAGAAGAAGGAATTTATTCAAGAATAGATTCTGGTGAGCAGCGAATACTCAGTAGGTTAAGTAATAAACTAAATTTACTGGAGAAACAACATGAAGCATATAGTTCATCTAATGGACAAGTATGAAGACGTTGCCGAGGCCTTAAAAACTGTTATAACTTTGACTGTTGTCACTGGAGCTATCTTAGGACTAGCACCAATGCTAATTATCTTACAAACAGCGTTTTAAGACCAACTTGACATAATCATGCGGGGGTAAGCAATTACCCCCAACCTTATGTACATATAAATGTCGACAAACTACACTTTTTCGTACATATAAATGTATAAAACACTTTACATTGCACTCATTATGTGATATAATATACATATTATTAAAAGGTGACTTACTCGTTATGAAATTCTATACAAACGTAACTCGATATGGCAACATGTTGCTCTATCGTGGCTATGAAAATGGCCAAAAGAAACAAGAAAAAATCAAGTATCAGCCCACTCTATTTGTTAATACCCCTAAACCCACTAAATGGAAATCACTATCTGGTGTGCCCGTGGCTCCTATCAAAATGGAATCTATGCGCGATGCCAAAGAATGGATAAATGAAAACAAGAATACAGCAGGTCGCCTTATCTTTGGCAATGACAGATATATACCTGCATTTATCAATGACGAATTCCCTGGTATTATCGAATGGGATAGAAACAAGATTAACGTAACATCATTTGATATCGAGGTCGCGTCAGATGAAGGATTCCCAGAACCAGATGCGGCCGAATATCCAGTTATTTCAATTGCTCTAAAGAACAACATAGACAATACGTATTACGTGTGGGGTCTTAATGACTATGATGTAGAACAATCAATTATGAAAACTCATCGGGTAGTTTACAAGAAGTGCTCCTCAGAGGCAGAACTTCTATCAGACTTCATATTGCATTGGTCTCTACCTAGTAACTGCCCAGATATTATCACCGGTTGGAACGTCCGATTCTTTGATGTGCCTTACCTTATTAACCGAACACTTAAAATCCTTGGCGATGATATGGCCAAGAAATTTTCTCCCTGGGGTCTAGTAGACCGATATGATGTCAAGATCATGAACCGAACCCAGGCGACCTATGACCTGAAGGGCATATCCACTATTGATTACTTAGAACTATTCCAGAAATTTGGATACTCTTATGGCAATCAAGAATCTTACCGACTCGATCATATTGCTAATGTTGTTCTTGGCGAGAAGAAATTGTCATACGAAGAACACGGATCACTACATACTCTATACAAGTTTGACCATCAAAAATTTATTGACTATAATATCAAAGACGTAGAACTCGTGGATCGCCTCGAAGACAAGATGGGTCTTATCACATTGTGTCTTACTATGGCATATCAGGGTGGTGTCAACTACTCAGATACTTTCGGAGTTACTGCGATATGGGAATCAATTATCTATCGTTACCTATATGAGAATAAGACTGCAATACCATTCTTCGATCAGAAAGTCAAGACCAACTATCCTGGTGGTTATGTAAAAGACCCAGTGGTTGGTCTACACGAAAACGTAGTATCGTTTGACCTTAACTCACTTTACCCATCACTGATTATGCAATATAATATGTCGACCGAAACCATTGTAGATGGCGAGGTAATGAATCTTGACATAGAAAAGATATTACAAGGTTACACATTTAAGAACCCTGGTAAATCAATCGGCGGTAACGGCCAGATGTTTAGAACTGATAAGAAAGGTTTTATGCCAACTCTTGTCGACGGTATGTATAGTGAACGTGTTGGAATTAAAAAAGAAATGCTCTCGGCACAAAGAGAGTTACAAAAGGTGGATAAAAATGATAAACAAAAACTTTATGATATTGAAAGACGAATTAACATTGCAGAGAATAGACAAATGGCTATTAAAATTCTCCTTAATTCTCTTTATGGCGCTATGGGCAATAAGTACTTCAGGTTCTTCGATCAGCGGATTGCCGAAGCAATTACATTGTCTGGCCAACTCACAATACGATGGGCCGAAGTTGCCATCAACAAATATCTTAACAAAGTGCTGTCTACCAAGAATAGAGATTATGTCATTGCCATCGACACCGATTCTCTGTATGTATGCCTAGATGATTTAGTCAAACTGGTCAATCCTGTTAACACAGTGGACTTCTTGGATAAAGTTGCTAGTGAAAAACTTGAACCAGAACTTGTCAAATCATATGACGAACTATATAAAATGATGGGTGGCATAGAAAATCGCATGGTGATGAAAAGAGAAGTAATTGCAGATCGTGCGATATGGACTGCCAAGAAAAGATACATTCTTAATGTATTTGATAACGAGGGGGTTCGATATGCAGAACCCAAACTCAAAATTATGGGTATCGAGGCAATCAAAT